CATATGTTGCTTTAGCTGGACCATCTACATCAGTAAGATTTGCATAATTATATAATTCTCTATTTGTAATACCAGAGTCTCTTATTTCTTTAAGTAAAGAGCCTATAACTAAATCAGCAGCTGCTATATTTTTAGAATCCCATACTGCAATTTCATCTGCTGTACCTTTATTAAATGTTGTTTTTCCACGATTTAATAAATCCCAAAACTCGTCAGCAGTTAATTCACTGGTATTTCTACCTTCCATTATTTGTTGTGCTGTCTCAATTGATTCTTGCCAAACACTATGTAAAGGTTTATTTAGTGATTTTGCTTTTGCTACTTCTTCCTTCACTCTTGCATCACTCATATAAATTTTCATAAGTTTTACAAGCTCTGCTTCAGCCATTTGACTACTACGTTTCATACGATCTAGTGAAACTGGTGTCGTTACAGAGTCAGTAGAACCACCTTCTGCACCATATTCTGTTTTAATTCTTTTTAGCTGTTGTTGTACATCATATGGAGAACCAGTGGATGTAGGTGCAGCTTGCGTTTTACTAGCAATGTTTTTATTTTTATATGCACCGAATCCTGGAAACTCTAATTGTTGTACCCCTTTTTCTATAATCTGTGTTTGTACACTTTCATTTCTAGCTAATACTTTAGACATTTCTTGCTCATCAATAATATAGTCTTCAGTATTAAATAACTCACCCTGAACTAAACTTTTTTCATTAGCTGGTACTTTTCTAATACCTCTTTTGATAGCTAAACCAGCAGCATCAAATAAGATTCCAATGCCCATACCCTCTACAACATTTTTCAATGTTTTCATTGCAGGGTGATCAGTATCTTTTGTAGAAAAAGGTGTATCTAATAAACCAAAATTATCTCTTAGTACAGCTAAACCGTTGTCATCTTGTGAGTACCGTGATACTAAATCTGATGTGGCACCGATTGCTGCACCCCTAGCTAAACTACCAGCTACAGTTGTTGCTGCTCCAATACCCGCAGCTTTCATTGCTGGTATTATTCCAACTGCTAAAGATCCAAAATGTACAAGACCTCGTAAGGCTCCACCCCACCATGTTTTAGTTTCGATTGGATCTTCATCGTTTACAAATGCATCATCCCATTCAGGTTTATAACCTTCTTCAGTTTGCATTTCTTCTTCCATTTCACCACTGAACATATCAATGGCTCTTTCTGGAAGAGTAACTAGAGACGAAGCTGTATCTTGCAAACCACCACCTATTGCAGATGTTAGTTCTTTAGCAACACCTCTTACGCCTCCAAAGTTTTCTCTATTTCTTGGATCAGTAACTTCTGCATCTATCCGATCCTGTTCCTCAATTTGTTGAGTTTCCATTTGTTGTCTCAACAATTCTTTTCTTTCTTCCTCTTCTCTTGATTCTCGAACTTCTTCAGAAAAATCTTCAAATCCAGTATCAAAAGAATCAAAATTCATATTTGAATTCATTTCATTACCTTAGTAATTACATTGTTATCTTCTATTTCTTCTAGAAGGTTTATTTATCTTCCTTACTTCTTCTTTTCTTTCTTCAATTGCCCTTGAGAAATTGGAGAATAATTTTCTGGAAGCTTTAAATTGTATAGGTTCTGCTACTTGTAAAAAATCATTTATTAACTTTTTACCACCTGGTGTTTCAATCCAAGGCATTGCATTAGGATCTCTACGGCTTTTACTCTGTTTAACTCTATTCGAAACTCTTTTTGGTCTATCTTTTTCTATAACAACTTCTTTACCTAGTGGAAAGTCTCTATCTAATATAGCTTTACCTTCTTCTGTTGCATAAAAAGCATCAACTTCATCAAGTAAATATTCAACATCGTTATATGAAATATCACCATCTTTTGCTAATAAATCAATCTTAGCTCTGTTTACACGTTCTTGATCTGGATGTACTAAGAGTTTACTTCTTATGTAATCTGGTAATTCGTCTAATTCTTTTTCTATATCAGACTTAGGTATTTCTTTATCACCAATTAAAGCGGCCTGTGCTCTTGCAATATCAGTAGCTGATTTAGGAGGAAATTTTGTTCGATTATGTTGATCAGCTATAAGTTGATAAATTTCTGGCAAATCTTTACCATTAGATTCAATAAATCTTTGTAAGTAATCTTCTGTACCAGGTAGAACACTATCTGTGATAGCTTCTCCACCATTTATTTTTATTGCATATGTTGCTAATTCTAGATCTTTATTTAATGTCATCTCTGGATCAGGATCTATAGCCTGTTCATAGTAATCATATATAAGTCCATCTTCACCTTCTGTTTGCTTATTTATATTTCCTAATACTTCTTTTTTTGCTATGTCAAATGCTTTTTCTTTACCAAATTTAGAAACATTTTCTCTGTATATTCTATGAAAATCATTTAAAGCATTATCGTGATAATCCCAATATCCATCTGGTTTAGTATCACCATCATTTTTAAGTTTAAATTTATTTTTTAGTCTTGTATTTAATCTATTAGTAAAACTAGTTACCTCTTCTTTATTTAAACTAGTTGTTTTACTTGTAGTTACTTTTTTTGAATAATCATTCCACTTTTGGTCATCTTTAATTTTATCAACATCATCTTGTGATATTGGTAAGTTTCTTCTTATTCTAAAGTCTAAATCTTCTATGACACCATCATCTTCTCTATCTTCTTCTGTCCTATCCAATATATCTTTTAATTTATTTGGCACAGTTCCCCAAGCAGGGTCCCATTGATTAATTTTTTCTTTAATTTGTTCTTCTGTAAAACGCTTACCGTCTTTCTTTAATTTTGATTCTTCTTCTAAAACTTCTTGCGTAAATTGTTTACCTTTTAATTCTTGTGCCTCTATCTCATTTTTAATAACATCATTTTGATACTCTGTTACTTCATCACCTAATTTAAGCCATCTAGTCTTCCATCTACTTGCTTTATATGGTTTGCCATCGATCATGATTTCTTGATCTTGTATGTTTTTAAGATCATCTTCTGTTAACTGACCTGTTTTAGCCATATCAGTTAATATCTTGAATGTTTCGTCTAAAGCTTCTGCTCTGTTATGAAGAGATCCATCTTTTTTTATAGTTCTTTTTATTGTTCCTAATAAAGCTTCAAAATCTTTATTTACAGCAAAATCATTGACGGCATCTGTTCTTATTTGAAATCCTTTATCTATAGCATCATCTTTCTCATAACCCTTCATTATGGTGCTATGAGCACTTTGAACTTTATCGTAAAATCCAACCTCTTTATCATCTAATAATGCTCTGTTTACATCAGTAAGGTTTTGTTCAACAAGGTATTGTCTTCGTAATGCTTTTAATGCAACATTTCTTTGATCTAAAGTTTCAGCTGTTTTAGGTGTAAATCTAACTCCATTAACTTCTAGTTCAATAGTTTCATTATTTTGCATCTCGCCTTTCAACCAATCTTCGTAGCCGTCAGCTGCAATCTTAGATTTCTGTTGTACAAAACTATATAATGCCCAACCAGATAAATTACTAATGTCATTAGATTGTTGAAATGATCCACCTTCTTCTAAAACATTATTAGCTACAGTATTTAATTGTTTTTTACTATCTAGTAGTGTTTCTTTGTTTGCAAAGTAATCGTCAAAATCTTGTTGTGGTATTTGAGTTTGACCTGTTACTTCACGAGACTCCATGTCTTGTTCAATAGCTGCAAGCTTACCTTTTAATTTATCTTCTTCAATTTGTTTATCTACTGTATTTTTTATAAAGCCATCAAGACTTGTAGAAAATTGAGAAATAGCTTTTAATCTTTCACGACCTCTTTCTCGGTCTTCAGCTAAACGTATAGATTCAAATTGTTGAAATCTATTAGCGTTATTCTGTTCACCAGCAGTCAGTCCTCTTAGTACTTCTTTGTATGACATAATTTATAAGAATGATGATTGTATACTGAAATTCAAATCATTAGCACCAGTTTGTCTAGTCTCCTGGAAATAATCATCTAATTCATTTTGTAAACCTGAATCTCTAAATGAAATAGGGTTACTAAATTGAGGTACATCAAAGGTGTTCATAGCACCTCCCATAGACATCTGTTGTGCTGGTTGTTGTTGCTGTTGCTGTGGTGGTACGAACTGGTTGTAAGAGTCACCACTTTGAGTAACTTGTGGAGCTTTTTTATCCTGATATTGTTGATATCTATTTAAACCAGAACTTGCAATAGATAATGCTGTATTGAAAAAACTTGGACCTTTTTTATATTCTTGAAGTAAAGGTGGTGCTTCAGGACTAGGTCTACCAGTTATGTACTCTACATATTTACCTTGAGCAAATGCAGCCATATTTCTTCCAGCTTTATCTCTAAATAATATTTCGCTTTCTTTAGCAAATGCAGCTTGTGCTCCAGCAGCAGCTAGTTGTGCTCCTAACTCTGCGATACCTTTTCTGCCTGATCTTCTACCTGATTGTTCTCTACCGCCAGCGGTTAACATCTTGGCAAGAATACGTTGCTGTGAAATAGCAGCTTCACCAGCAGCTTGTCTAGCTTTGAATTGTGCTTCAGCTAATGCATCTTGTGTTTCACGCCACTTATTATCAACTTCAATGTCACTATCTATTTTGCTGTTTCGCCATATATTTTCCTCATTACGATTCTTTGTATTGTAAGCATTAATAGCTAATTGATTTTGTAGTGCTATTGATCTGTTTGCTTCTCTAGTTTGTCTTCGTTGCTCTCCGTATTGTCCAAATGCTCCAAGAACATCTAAACCAAATCCGAGACCAGCACCCATTCCAGGAGACATTCCGCCTCCTCCTCCTATTCCTGAACACATGGTATTTTACAAAATTCGATAAATGGTAATAAGTTTGGACCATGAAAAACTTCACGAAGAAATTTAAAGCCCAAAAACTTTAAAAGTTTTAGGTGTGTTGTGTTGCGTTTATCGCATATATTCCACAACAAAGGTTCAGTACGTTTATCTAACCATCGTTTAGCATTTCTAGAAAATGCATAAGGATAGTCATGAATAACATCTGTACATATCATCCAGATACGTCCGTCTGGATATACGCCAGCCAATCCAGCAGTCTTGCCGTTTGGCATAGTGAAATAAATATTGTCGCCAGAATTTAAAAAAAGAGGAACATGGACAACAGGTGTTAATCCATGACCCTCTACTAATTCTCTATAATCGTCTGAACGTAAGTTTTGTGCAACATCTAAAGCTACTGCTTTTGTAGCTGGATGGATAGTTACTTTAGACACGTCTATAATATCGTGGGTTATAATCACCTTCCCAGTTCATAGAAAACAATGTTGCTGGTGAAGGGTGTGTAGATTTAATTTGTATATCTAAATTTGTATTTCTTTCGTATATCGGTATTGTTTGTATAAATTCTTCTACTACTGGTAATTCGTTTGCCTTAAGAGAATCTATCTCAGCAGCATTAAAGTTAGTTGTATAATCAACTCTTCCTTTTCTTTTTATCACTGTATCAATATTCCCTATTTCTCCAAAAGCAAAATGTAGTCTATGGATTACTAACGATGATCTTGTATCAGATCTAGTTTTTTCTCCAGCTGCTTTAGTTACAAAGATTGTAGGTAATTTTAATGACCAATCATATAAATAACCAAACATTAAGGTTGATCCTGTCCAATCTCCATCTACTTCTAAATTCTGTGTACCGCTAACAGCATTTGCTTTTGCAAATCTACCTATATCATCTCCAGCATTGTTGTTATATACAGCTAGTTGTGAAGTACTTGCATAGCCTGTAGGTCTAGCAAATGTTGTTTTTTTTGTTGTTGCATTATAAGAACCAGAAGATAATGCTGATAATTGGCTATGTCTATCTAAATGAATAGGATAGTTCTCAACTCCTATTAATGTAGTATCGTCTTGTTTTTTAACATCAAAAGCTTCTATGACTACCTCATCTGCATCATCTTTCACAACCACATAATAAACATCATCTAAAATTACATGGTGCAATAAGTTTCCTGTTAACAACCATCTAAACCATGCAGATTGTACTCTTTTTTCTCCATTGTTATAAAATCTAAACCCCCAAATTTCGTTATAACCAAGACTGCCTATTAGTAATAAACTATTCTCTTTAGATGTTGTAGGTTTTGTTAGATCTATTGGTAATCTTTTAGATACTAGTTTGCTTTGTTCTAATACTGTTGGCTCACCTTCACGTCTTATATCTGCCATCTCAAAAATTCTTGAGTTTTTACCTGTACTGTTTATAAAACCTGAAGTTGTTCCTAAAGAAAAAGGTACAGTTTTAGGATTGTAGTTATAAGAACAAAGGAAATTAATTTTAGCTGTAGAAGGTGTTAAAGCATCACTATCTGTAGTTAACATAAACTGTTGATTAGAACTAAATATTAATAATCCTGAGTTAACTTCTATTCCATCATGCAGAGTAGTTGGAAAAGTAGAACTAGCTTGTATATCTATAGGATCAGCAGTCGATTCTGACATAGCTGTCGTGCTAAAAAAATTGAAAAAATCATTAGTTTTAGAAAGAATTACATTGCCCTTGCTTAGTACAACTAATCTATTTCTAAAGAAAAGCATCTTTTCTAAAGTGCTGCCTATAAAGCTAGGTACTGGGTTTGTGTTGTCATCTCCTACATCACGCTTTGTGTAATCTATTTCTTGTACTAAAAATCTTCCTTGTGGATATACATTACCTGGTAACTCTCTAACAATCTTAATAGGCATAGTAGTTTTATCTATTTCTATTTCGATACCAGGTGCTGGACATTCTTCCCATACACCTTCACCAAAAAAGTTACCGCTTGTACCAGCATTAGATTGTTTAAATTTTAAAAAGAAATCATCATCGTCATCACCACTATTTACAATCTTTACTACATAATTATGTCTACAGTTAGAAGGTAATTCTGCGATTGAGTTTGCTTCATTAGTAACAATATTCATCAACTGTGGTTCTGGAGTACTTACAGCAAAAGGTGTACTGCGTTGTAGATGTAAGCAGTTACCAGTAATAGTTGCAGTAATACCAGTTCCAGAAATTGCATCTAATGACGTTTTCATTCCCCCAAGGATTCCAGCTGCGGTTACGGCTTCATCAGCACTTGAAGATGTGGCTGCTGGACGAACTGCTGCAATATTTGCAGATGATTTTATAGTTACATGAGAAGTAATTTCTATCGAACCTGACCCACCTTTTTTAGTTGTATAACTATGAGTGTTTCCTGTAACCCAACCTTCACCACCAAATTGTAGTTTTGCAAAGGGTTGATAAGAATCATTATATTGTGGACCACTTGAGCTACCGCCAATATTTGCTGGATCAACTACAGGTGCACATCTGACATCTATTTCATATCTTAAATTAGTTTTTCCAGAGGCAGTTGCATTAATAACCTCTCTACCCATCGCTTCGCATGAACCATCATTAGCTCCTCCACTTTCAGAAAAGTCTGCTTTTGCAGCAATAGAAGTAGCTCTTGTTTCTGTTATGGGTGAACCAGGGTTAGTTGGATTATAAATATTTAAAGAATATTGCTTACCATAAGATATTGTCTTTAATTCAATAATTGCTTCATTTACTAATGCTGGGGATTTATCTGAAGCCCCTGATTTCATAGCAGTAGTTTTAGTTCTATTAGTAAAAAAAGTTTGTTCGTTTAATGTCAGTGCTTGTATTTCAGTTTCATCAGTCCAACCAGTCAGATATGTAGCTGCATTAGTTCCTGTTACGTTGGAATAATCAATTAGGTTTGTGCCCTGACCATTATTATCATGGTAAGAAAAACCATCTCTAGTTCTCCATATTTGAAATTGACCTGATGTGTTAACGCATCCAATATATTGATTATCTTCGTCAGTGTATATATGAAACCAACTTAAGGTTCCACTATTTGGAGTTATTTTTTTTATTAGTTTACTACCAGGTCTTTTAATACAGCCTAAAGTTACATCTGGTATGGCATTCACCAAGTCTTTAACTTGTCCAGGTAATTTTAATTCATCTGGCTGTTCTGATATTCCTAATACATAGTTTGGTACTTGTTGAGTTACTGTTGCCATTATCTTTGTAATCCTCTAAAAGGTTTATATGTTGAATAATTTGTGTTATGAGGAAAACCAAGCATGTTGTAATCACCTTGATTACATTCGTATTCCATACATGAAGCTCTAGCCATTTGTTCTTGAGCAGCTATAAGTTGAACTAATTGAGAGTTAGTAATCATTTGTGTTGCTGCTCTGCCAGCTGCTTTATAAGTTATGTATCTTTTGAAAATTGAAGGTAAATCTTCAAACTCAAAAAAATAAACAACATTCAATAAGATATCGTCATCAAATTCGAAAGTATGATTTACCTTGTCATATAGTTTTCCGTTACGTCTTATAGGATCTATAGTTTTATCTTCTGGATTTTCTGAATCTAAACGCAAAACATTAGTTGGTATTGTGATATGTTTTGTTGTTGCATCTGGGCTAAATTTAACGTGATCTTCTCTATTGAAAGACCAACCCTCGTTCTGTATATCACTATTACACTCTTTTAATATTTGGTATATAAGTGCTATCTCTGGATTATCAAAAGTGTTTGCAACTTCTGATGCTGTATTAGTTACGTTTGTAGTTATTGTTCCTAGCGTTGTTACTGGAGATTGACCGATAGCTCCCAGTATTGTATTTACAGCGGAGAGTTCTGTCTCGGTATCTATTGTTGTGGGAGTTGTCATATTAACAAATAAAAAAAAGGGAGGCCGAAGCCTCCATGTATATAAAAATTAGAATGCAGAAGGAGCTGTAGCACCTACGTACAATTCAACAGCAGCAGCTGGGTTTAGGTAATCTGCCCCCATAGCCATGCGTCCCAATATAACATCACCTTGGTATATAACCGAGACATCTCCATTGGTTACTTGGACTTGTGGTCCGATTGCCTCAACAACTCCAGCAGCTTCTTTTTGGAAAATTAAACCAGCAGACTTAGCCCCTAACTCAGCGTTAGTACCGTAGTCGTTGTTTACTCCGCCAGTAGCATTAGCGTTTTCTGGTGTAGGTCCAATGAAATCACCAAGATTTCCAGGACTTGTTTCACCTGTTGTACCGCCGTACTTAACACCATACTTACCTAAGAATGGAATATTCATAGATTTGTAGATGTGTATTCCAGCAATTTCGATAACGCCACTACCACCTTGTAAAGCAGTACCCTGTACGTCTCTGTTTACTAATCCGTTAGAACCAATGTCCTGAATTAGTGCATAATATTGCAATTTGGACTATATCATCATCCTATAAGGATGTCGGACGCTATTCATGTATTACGCACTACGTTCTTAGTGCTCCATGTAGTCTCTGAACCTTCCCTTCAAGCGTGAAGGGCTTGGCTGCTGATTGGGTATAAACCGTTCCAGCAATTCATCCGATTATTCGATCAAGATTACTCTTGAAAGCCGCCAATATGTTAACGGGGGTTTAGTACAGCACATCTACCATCAGTGCTAACTCCTTTTTCATCTAAAGCAGCAGCAGCATCATAGAATGCGTTTACTAGGTTTCCAGCGTTAAAAGCATCAGATTCGTTAGTTGTAGAACCAACTCTGATTTGTGTTCCACCAGGCTCTTCAAAGTTTGTTGCAGATACTGGAGATGCAGATCTAGCTCCTCGTGTAATAGAACGGAAGATTAGTCTGTCATATTTCTCAGCAAGAGCATATCCAATCTTCTTAGATATTTCTCCTCTCAATTCATAATGTGCAAGTGTCTCATCTAAGTCATAAACAAAAGCTGAACTGATTAATAGATCGTCCATTACGATTGTTTTTTCTGCGACTGGAGGAGCCTTGTCAGCATTTCCAAGTATGGGGGTTCCAGGTGTGTGGAACGAACTTGTCATGCGTCCAGTGTAGATAAACTGCAATGATTTGCCGTTCTTTAAGGTTCTCTTAGTAACGAGATCTCTAGCGATAGTCTCGTGTTGGAAGCCTTTGAACATTTCCCCACTGAACAATTTTAAGTACAAATTATACTTATCATTGTAGCCAGTACCAGTCGCTAAATTTGAGCGACCTAAACTGACCTGATTAGCATTAGCCATTTTTTCAGTTAAAAATTAAAGATATATTTACGTGTCTTGTCGTACGAAAAGTTGCGAGTCTTATGCGACTCTTTTGTTATGTGGTCTATCCCACCGTCATGACGGCTGATGAGTATCCTCGTAAGGGTCAAAAGCCAAATTGAGTAGGGAGGACTTGCACCTCCCAGATCACTATTTCTTGATTACTCTTGTGTAAGCAATGCCACGATATACGTAAGTTACTTGCATAGTAAGCTCCATATACCTAAGCCCCGTTCCATGCTTAGGATTCATGCGTCCCGTAAGGGATGAACGGACGTGACAGTATTATGCTAAATCTAATGGGAAGTTATGTGCGTTACGCTCATGCATAACTTCGAAACCTAAGTTTTGTCTGTTGACTATGTCAGCCCATGTTGGAATAACTTTACCGTTAGCATCAACAACTGACTGGTTAAAGTTAAAACCATTTAGGTTGAATGCCATAGTAGCTATGCCCATAGAGGTAAGCCATATGCCAACCACGGGGAGAACAGCCAGAAAGAAGTGTAGAGAGCGAGAATTGTTAAAACTTGCATATTGGAAAAGTAAACGTCCGAAGTAGCCGTGAGCCGCAACGATGTTATATGTCTCCTCTTCCTGTCCAAACTTATAACCATAGTTCTGAGCTTCCAATGCAGTCGTCTCTTTAATGAGAGAAGATGTAACCAAACTTCCGTGCATAGCAGCGGCAAGAGCACCACCGAATACGCCAAGAACACCGAGCATATGGAAAGGATGCATAAGGATATTATGTTCTGCCTGAAATACAAACATAAAGTTAAAAGTACCAGAAATACCAAGAGGCATACCATCACTGAAACTCCCCTGACCGAAAGGGTAGACAAGAAATACAGCGAATGCTGCTGACACTGGTGCAGAGTAAGCTACTGCTATCCAGGGTCTCATCCCTAATCTGTAACTAAGTTCCCATTGTCGTCCCATGTAAGCAGAGACACCGATGAGGAAATGGAATACGATGAGCTGATATGGTCCACCGTTGTAGAGCCATTCATCAAGGGTTCCCGCTTCCCAGATTGGATAGAAGTGCAAACCGATTGCGTTTGATGATGGGACAACTGCCCCTGAGATGATGTTGTTTCCATAGAGTAATGAGCCAGAAACTGGTTCACGTATCCCATCTATGTCAACAGGAGGTGCAGCTATAAAGGCGATAATAAAACATGTTGCAGCTGTAAGTAATGCAGGGATCATAAGAACACCAAACCATCCAACATATAATCTGTTGTCTGTTGATGTAACCCACTTACATAACTCTTGCCACTTATTGGTTGTTTCTCTACTAATTGAGATTGCAGCCATGTGTAATAAAAAATATATGTAAATTAAATGAGGTTGTTATGCTCCCACCAGCCAGGGCCGACCTCTTATGGGAGCAATTGTATAAATTATTTTTTTCTTTTCTTTGCAGTTTTTGCTGCTCTTTTAAAGTTTGCAGCTGTAGGTGCTCCAGATGTACCAGGCTTTCTCATTTTTTCTCCTGATCCAGCAGCTATTCTTTTTCTCTTTGCATGAATGTTTGCATAGAGTCCACGTTTAGCGGGCATACTTCTTTCCTCCTTTTTTCATTCCTTTTTTACAGGAACCTTTTGATTTGTGTGCCATTAGCATTTCCATCTTCTTCTTGCTTTCCTTAATCTGCTGTTTGGATCTTTAGCAGCTTTTGGAAATTTTTTCATTTGCCCTGCACTTCTCGCACAGTATGATTTTTTTCTAGGACCACCACCAGGCTGTGGAGCCTTTAGGTTCGATCCTGTTTCTCTATTAATTTTTTCTCGACCAGCTTTTGTTAAGCCACCTTTTCTACTCTTATGCTTTCCTATTTTTAGGCTTACGTTTTTTGCCATTAGACTTCATTGCTCTAAGTTTTGCTAAATCGTCTGAACCGATTTTTTTCTTGTTACCAGCTAAAGAAGCTAATCCTTTTTGTTTAGCTGAATACTTTGAATAAGGCATTTATAAAATTCCTGGAATTATTTGTCCTGTAAAAACGTATGCTCCAATAGCAGCTATTACTCCTATCATTGCGAGACGGCCATTTAGCTCTTCAGCTACATGCCATGAGTCATTATCGTGGTTGTGATTTGTCATTGTTCTATGGTTTGAATTGTGGACCTACGCCAGCTTGTACGCATCTACCTTTGTCTTTATCAAAGTAAAAACCAGAAGGACACTTAACTTGACGTTTTGACTGTTTACCTTTTGGTAGTTTTTGTGGTTCTCTTAGTGTTGTGTATTCCATTAGAAATTATCTCCAAAGGCTTTTTTGATAGCTGCGTTTCTTGCATCTACAGCTCTTACATATCGAGAAGCTGGAGAAACATTTTTTTTATTTGTAAGTTTTTTTTTAACTTTTGCTAAAACTTTTCTTCTTAATTTTTCCATTAAAATTCAATATCAGATCTATCAAGTTTGTCTATTACTGCTTTTCTATATGCAGGGTCGTTGTCATATCTTCTATCACTCATAGCTTCTATAAGTTGAGCCTGACTTTGGAATACATCTGTGTTTGTTTTAGAAGGTTTGCCTTGTAGCATTCTTCCTTCGTAACCATTTACATCGTTGTATTTAGCTTGTAAACCATCGACTGCTAACTGTATAGAGCCAGGGTCACCAGTGTTAACTAAATTATCAAATGACTTTATAGCCTCTTGAGACAAGTTATTACTTGCCCAGTTCATTAATGTTTTATATTTAGCTTCACCACCTACTGATTGATAAATTGAATTTATATCTGTTTGTGATACAGCTGCATTCATACCCATATCTTTTGCTCGTCCAGCTAAATACGCATCTACAGCTTCCTTAGCTATACCAGCTCCAGTTAATTGATTATGCATTTCTGGTGTAATCTGACCATTATTTTTATAAAAATGTTCAGCAATACTATATGGATCTACACCTTTCTGTTCAAATAAACTGCTAAGAGTTTCACCATAATGTTCTTTGACGGATTCATAATTTACTTTTCCGTCATCATGGTACATCTCAACTTCAGTAGGTTCCTCTGGTTCTACTTCTTGGGTTTCGTTCCGCCCTTCTTCTTGTACGCCATCATTGTCTCCTAATTTTTTTTGTAGTTCTAGATAAGCACTTTCTAAATCTTCAGCATTTTTATATTTACCAGCAAGTAATTCACCTTGCTGTTCGGCCATCTCCTCACCGACTTGTAGAGAATCTTGCTCTTCGGGTGATAAACCTTCAGCTTCAGGTGTATCGTTGACTGTTAAAGTTTCTGCCATTTTATTCTTCCATTGGTGGTTCTTCTTCTGCCTCTTCAGGTTGCTCTAACATTGCTGGATTCTTACTTGGGTCCATCATTGGAGCACTAGCAAGTTGACCCATTTGTTTAGTCATTTCCTGAGCTTGCATTTGTTGTTGTTGTTGCTGCGTTTCTTGTTGTAACTGTTCTCTAGTCTTAACAAGATTCAATACGTCTATACCTTGTGCAGCTGCAAGACGTTTTATATATTCGCTTGGTTCTATAAATTTCATCAAAGCTTGTGGTCCCATTGTTTGAGCCAACACTGTGACAAATTGAGTCAAGCTATCTCTATCCTGTCCTCTTCCTAAAGCATTTACACCAGCAACTATTTGCGGACGTACAAGATCTTTAGGGATCTTAGGAATCTCATTATTTCTTTGAAGTATATGTAAAGTTCTAGAGAGATAGGGTCGGAGAAACTCATCCGTCAGCTGGCTGAATAGTCCGCCAAGCTGTTTCTCTAATTCCAACTGTGTAAGGCGTACTTCCTCAGCTGTGGTTCTTTCGCTTTGTCGTATCTGTACTTTTAAAAAGGCTTCGTTGATTCTTCTTTCTAAATTAGAAATCATTTCAGATGCAGTGCGGAAATCTGCTGTCTTGCCTACCTGGACGACTTGTACGTCCTCCGCTCGGCCTTGAACTATGGCTCCATTTCCAGCTTCTGCAAGGGTTTTTGGCTTTGTGGTTGAAGAGGGACTGACTAGAAAGACGACCTTCGCAGCCGCTGAGCTGCCTTCCGTTAGTGCTTGAGATAAACCTTCTAAAGATTTAAAGTCACCAAGAAATTCTTCTACTCTTCCACGTCCGTAATCTTCTCCATCTACAGAATTAAAGCGGCACACGAGCCATGCGTTTGCATTCTTTGGTGCACTACTTCTACTGCCTTCTATAATTTTGTCAAATACTTCTTGATGCCAAACCCATCTACCATTTTCTAAACGAACATAAGTAAATACTTCTACATCATCATCGTAAGACTTCGTCTCATCTATACCTGTATTAGGTTGTTTGGGTTCTTCTAAGTCTTCTGGAAGAACCTGACGACTAATCAGTTCCTTTGTAAGGATCTCTAACACGTTCCCGTTCCCATCTCTATTAACTACGAAACGGTTAAGGGGATAATGCTTGAGACCATCTTTGCCCATAAATATTAATGCATTACCAGACACTATCAAATGCTTTAGAGCTTGGTTTAAAACAACTCTGTCAGTAGAAGCATTGATGTAATCCATAATCATCCTTTCCATTTTTGCAAAGGAAAGATCTAGTTCACTTCTAACTTCTGCTGGTAGATCTACACCTAACTTGTCATCTCTAATTTGTAATTTAAAGAAACTAGTTTGTGGGGGTAGAAGAGCTAGGGAAAGCTTTGCCGCCAAATTTACAACCGCAGAGGCTCCCACGCTTTGCCAAGGTGTGATTAATTTTTTATGATATGGTCCGTCTGTTTCATCTTTTATTAGATAAGGCAAGGTAAGTTCAGAACAATCAACTGCTGTATCTAGGAACTGTGTTCGATCATGAGTCAGTTGAGTGTATCTTTGTCTTGCGGTTATCATGTTCCTGTATTAACTCCACCAGCTGGTGTTGAATCAACTCCAGTGTTTACAGCGGCTGCTGCTCCTAAAGCACCTAAACCTTTTTTAACTGTTTGCTTATCTCTTTTCTGTTTAGCGTTTTGTTGGATCTTAATTGATTCATCAACCTTTTTAGTTTTTTCATCATCGCCAGCTCCTTGAGCAGCTGGTCCTGGACCTCTTGCTGTAGGAGGTGGGGTCATAGCTCTTTGTGGTGGTGTTTGATTTCTATTCCTTCCTCCAAATATTCCAAGTGCTTGTCCAGCTGAACCGATAGCTCCTATTGCTGAAATAATTGGTATTACTGCGGGTGCACACATTAGATTTCATCCTCCATTATGGATTTTATGTATTCAATAACGCTGGCTTGACCAGCTCTGTAGAAGATTGTGTTTACTTCTTCTTTTGGATGGATAGGTTTCCAACCGAAGTTTTCCTCTAGTTTTATAAGTAACTTATCGAGTCTCTCGTTATGTAACCTAAGCGTACTGAGGGA